CAGTCGCCACCGCCACGGTGCTGGTTGAGTTCATCTTAAAGCTGCTCGGCAGGTACACATCAGCCATGCGCCACCGCCTTGGGTGACTTCATACTGGCCCGCTGCTCACGCCTTTTTCGGTTGTAGTCGCTCCAGTAGGTATCGGGCTTGATCTCGCCCCTTTTGATTTTTTCTTCAGTCGTGTACGCCATCCAGTCAAACGGGGTTATTGGTTTCTTTTTCATTGCAGTATTTAATGTGGAATTCATCGTTGATCTGTCGCTGGCACAACTCGCAAATCGGCTTGCGAAATATTGCGTCATACCGCTTGGCGTAGTCTGCATGGCTGACCGACAGCGGCCTCAGGGCCGATCCCTTGCCACCATCGCTCATGTTGACTCCAGCCCACGGTCAAACGCCCATTGATTGGGGTCGATCTCTTTGACTGGTGCTGTCTCTCCAGCAGTCACGCATTTGCCGCCCGCGTTTGGCGTACTTACCGACCCGTTAGGAAATCCGTAAAAAGCCTGTGAGCCGGCTGCAATTGGCGGTGTGCAAGTATGAATCGTAATCAGATCAGCAGTGCGCTTGCCGCACCTTGGGCAGAAGTTGCGCTCCTCTGGCTGTGCCAATGCGTCTATCCATTCGCGTACCTGTGCATCGTCAAGTGACAAGCCTCGTTTCGTTGCAAAGTCTATGATTGCATCTGCTGCTGGCGCTGCGTCATCAGCAGCCGACAACACGATGCGCTCTTTACGCGAGGTAAGGTAGCCCATAAAGTCAAACAATGCACCAGCAATAACAGTGCGCGCCACAGGCTCTTGCACTGGCTTAGGTGGATAGTTGTTGCTACTGCAAGCTACGCACTCATACAACACTGCTGCTTTGCATTCGGGGCAGGTAGGCTCCTGCACTGGCTGTGCCAAGGCTTCTTCGATGGCGGTGATGGCTTTGCCACATTTGACGATGTAAGGCTGGTCATCGCTTAATGCTGATTCCAGCGCCTCAAGCACTTGCTCCAGCTTCTCTCGTTCAATTTGAATCATGTGTTCCCCCTTGCTCGTATGGCGTCACCCCATGTGCCGCCGCCTTCTTTCAGGATGTGGTCAACCGCCTTCGCACACGCCTCGTTCTCAGCGGCCACCATCTTCTTGCACATCAACGACCACGAGGTGTTGGCTCGGGCGTTGGCGGCTTCTGTGGCTGCTTCTTCGACAAGCTCGGCAAAGCGCTCAAGCTCATCGGGATAGAGCAAATGACAGTCTTCCCATACTCGGACTTTTCCATTGTTTACCTCCCGCGCCATGCGGATGATGTCTTCTTTGTTCATGCGTCCACCCACTTCCAACCCAGCACCAGACGCACACCCATGCGGTGCGCCCAGCAGGGCTTCTTCGGCAAGTTAAAAATAATCCACCCGCCATCGGCCTCGTCACCCATGCGGTAGCCGCCAACAGGCGGGGGCGGGGTGCGTATCTTGAGACTTCCTGTGTCGTATGTGTTCATTTGCTGCCCCCCAAAATCATCTCCTCCAACACAGCATTCGCTGTAAGCAAATCATCACTGATAGAAGCGGGCAAAGGGTTCTTCGTGCTGTATGCCCAAGACTCAAGTGCCGACAGCAGCTTGAGAATGCGCAGTGCGTCTAGCTTGGTCATTTCTCATCCTTTGCAAAATGCGCCACGTAACCCTCGTAGCAGGACAGCCAGAAGGCTGCAATCTTGTCGTCAGGCTCTGCTTCCAACTTGATCTTGAACTCTTCTATCCTGCGCTTCCAATGCTCAATGACGGCTGCGGGTGGTGCGTATTCTGTAGTCATATCAGCAAGCTCCAAATCCAAACGCCAGTAAAGAACAGTGCCAAGCAGATCACCGCCAGCACACCCATGATCGCGGTCAGCATCGCCGTGCCAACGGTCTGCCATGCTTCGGGTACAGGCTTGATGTCCTCGGGGACAATCGGGTACGCCTTGACCTTTCGGCGCTCGACAACAGCGGTGTCGTACTTGCAGTCCCAGATGCACTGAGGCAGATGCGGGCAGTCGATGCGGCCCGTGTCGCAATGTCTTGTCATTTCGTCCTCGCTTTCAGCATGGCGTCGGCTTGTGCGTATGCAAAATTGGCGATCTCATTTGGCATGTACTTCCAATCAGCCACCTCCAAAATCAAAGCCTCCATCGCCTTGGCCGCGAAGTAGTCGCGCAGGGTCATGCCTACATTGCAGCAGTCTCTGTCCAGCGGAAACGCTGGGCCACCTGTTTCGTCAATCATGCCGCCTCCTTCACTTCTTCCGTGCTGGCCACATACGCCTTCAGCCGCTTGATCCGGCTCTTGTTGTACGTCACCAGCGCCTGTGCGTACTCCACACCCGTCTCCGCACGCAGCAAGGCCATCTCGGCCTCCAGCAACTCGCCGGCAATTGCCTGGGCTGGTGTCACCGACCGCATCAGCAGCCTCAACTCATTCCAAATATCTTTAATCATTGCTCATTCTCCTTTTAATTAATCTACTAATTGTCATGTGACTAACTTCAAATATCTTTGCAACTTCTCTTGTGGTTAATCCTTGGTCAAATAACTTATATACCCGACTAATAGATATATTGACCCTCGGCCTTCCAGCACCTTTTCTTTTCCCGCCATGCGTCATTTATATATATCTTCGCGGATTGCAATCTCAATTACTTCCTTAAAATCATCACTGATTAACTCAAATATATCAGCGCCACCTACCCAGACCTCAACCAATATCACCTGTTCAGGGATGGCTGGCTCAATAACTACCCCGTCTTCCAATATCTCCGGCTCTGCGCCCTCCCACTCGTACCAGCACTCCAGACTCTGGCGGCACAATCCCGTCACATATTCATGCATCAACTTCATGCTGCTTCTCCTTGTAATGCCCTGCGGATTGCTTCATGCGAAACAACTACCATGTGGCTGGTTTTTAAAATTGCCGATATGGCCCGAAAACTAATTCCTGTCGCACGCATCTCCTTGGCATACGCCAGCGCTGCCTGCTCTTCAGGTTTTTCCACCAGCACTGCCGCCTGACCAGTGCCTTGGATGGTGTACCCGAACTTGGCCGAGCCACCCAGATGGCCGCCAGCCTTGCGCTTGGCAGCTTGACCCTGCTTCTGGCGCTCTTTGAGCACTCTGCGCTCATGGCCGGCAAAGCTGCACAGAATCTCCAGCATCAACTGCGCGTAGATGTTGCTGCTGTCAGTGACATCCCCGTGGCCGTTGATGATTAATTTTATTTTTAACTCTTTGCAAGCCTTGATGGATTGCAGGGCGTCCAGCAAGTCACGGCTGAATCGGTCCAGCTTGGCCACGATCACAGTGTCGCCTTGTTTAAGCGTGACTCCGTTGGCTTGCAGCCGTGCAAAGAAGGGGTCTGCGCCAGAGACGCCGCCATCCTCGATGAACTGGTCGATCACCAGGTTGTGCGTTAGGGCGTTGCCGCTGATTTGCCGCTTTTGCTCCTGCATGCTGGTGTTGTCAACCTGCTCCGTGGTGCTGACCCTCACATACCCGTAGACTGTCATTTGTTGCACTCCCTGTTAATTTATTGACCTTGTACGCAATTATGTAGCAGGTTGGCAGGGTGTCAAGGGGTTTTTTAAAAAAATTTTTTTTAGGGGGGAGGGTTGGTAGGTGATTAGTGCCGCATCAGCCGCCCCCGCCTAGGCGCGGGACGGGGGGGTCTCGGCGCGGTGGCGGCCAGCCAGCGGCCACCGGCCCCAGAAACCGAGGGTTAGCCCTCGTCAATCGTGTCTTTGTCAAGGCCGTTTACGGGCGTGACACTTCTATGCCGCAATGCGTCCAACGCCAGGCTGCCAAGGTCGATGTTCACCAGAGGCGCGGCCTTGTCGCTGTACTCGTCACTGAGCTTGCCGGCCAGCCACGCACGCCGGTCACAGCGCAGCTTGGCAAGCTGCACCTCTTGGATGGTTGCAGCGTCTGCAATGTCGATGGTTTGCTCGGCTAAACTCTGTGCTGCTCGCGTGCGTGCGCGAGCGTATGCCGCCGTGCGCCCCTCGCCGCCTCTATCAACCCATCGGTCAAAGGTAGCCGTACCAATCCCCAATACCTTGCACAGTGCGGAAGTTGTGCCGCCATTTGCAATGTATTCGAGGATGGCATCCTCACCCCCGAACTTGTGAACAGCCTTGTTGGCTACGCTGAGTTCAGCCTTCTTGTTCTGTGCTGCCGCAATGTTGACGGCACTCTGGTCGGCCATCTCGGTCAATGTGTCACGGCTCATGCCAAGTACTCCTCAATGATTTTGAAACCCTCATCGGCTGATCTGGCGATAACGCACAGATAGCCCTCTTTGTTCAATTGCTTTGCAATGCAATCCTGCTGCCTGCTAACCACCCCTACCTCAGTCTTCATCTCCACAAACAACCCACCAAACCCCTTGGAACGCTTCAGGACGCACAAATCCGGCATCCCAGCCAGTACCCCCTCACCGTGCAGCCTAACGCGCTCTGACGCCGTTCTATCGCCCCCATTCGGTATCGCCGCAATCAGCACATCCGGATAGAACGCCCTGACCCGCTGCACCAGCCGCACCTGTTCCTTGTGCTCAATGCTTTGCCTCTTGCGCTTTATGTCAATTCCCACCATGCAGGTGATTCTACGGACTCGGCAGGCTTTGCGGCATCCCGATCCACGAACAGGTGGCAGTGGTGTAATACTTTTTCTGGGATGCACAAGTTGTCGGTCTTCGTGCAGAAGTCCTGACTGAACGAAACCTTGGCCCACCCGTTCTTGACCATCACGGCGCTGAACATCCATTGCCCAGGTCTTTCGTTGACCCTGCGGAACTTCTCAAACTCCTCTGCCTTGAAGTTCCATTGCTGTCCCCTCGACTCCAAGTTCGAGCAGTTTTTGCACAAAACTCGCTCATCATCTTTCCATTCATCTGCCTGTGGATAACTTTTCACTGTCAAGCTCCTTAGTCGAGGTGACCAAGTCGAAGATACCTCCCAAAGAAAAAAACCGAGGTATCTCCGACTTGTCAAGCTCATCAAAAATCGGTGATTAGGCTGTGGATAACCTGTGGACAACTCCACAGGGTTATCCAACAGCTCCATCTTTGTCGGCGGGACTGTCCCTTCGAGGTCTCGCCGAGGTCGCGCCGACTCCTCGACTTGGATGGAGATCTAAATTCAGCCTTCATGGCGGCCACCATTGCCCAGCAAATTCCATGCATTGTTCTCTGCATCTGGTGCGAATCGGCGCAGCACTGACAGGCCAACGGAGCGTTTTACATCGCCTTTTGACGCTCCAGGCACGGCAGCATAGACTTCAGCCCATTCCAATTTGTAGGCATTCGGATGTAACTTGCATTCCTTGGGAGCGTTTGATCCCTTGCGGATAACGACCCCTTCGGGATGCTCGTTCAGGATTGACTGCACGAATGAGGCCGCCATGTCGCACTTGTCCATGACCCTGAGTGACTTGTTTTCTTCGATTCTTTGTGCTGCTTCCTGCTTTCTGGAGGATTCGCTTGTCGGGTACGGGATGACTGTGATGCACTGGACATCCTGCGGGTTGCCGTGACGGGTGATTACGATTTCATTGTGGATATGGGTCTGAAAGCTGATCTCACGGTGGATTGGCTCATATCGGGTCTTGATGAGCCGCATGAACCTGTTCTTTTCTTCATCCATGAACAGGATGGCGGTGAGAGTTGCATCACCAGTGAAGGCAGATGCGCCACGGGCCAAGGCGCTGTCGTCACTTGTTTGTGCGGTCTTGGCGGTGTGGGTGATGATCTTTATCGGGGTGGAGAGTTGAGTGTAAATAGTCTGCTTGATGGCGGCCATGTAACTGCCGACCTCAGAGTTATCATTCTCATTATCTATTTCCAAGGTTGCATTGGAAGTATCTATTATGAGGAATGGCCGTTCAGTAGTTGTATGTCTGATTACATTCTCTGCTAATAATAATATCTCAGGCACTTTTGATCGCTTTGATTCAATGACGATAAACCATTGGGCGACTTCATCGGCATTTAGATTCCAGTACTTTATGTAAGCATATAGGGATTGCCTGACTTGATTGGCATCCTCGGTGACATAAAGAATCTTTCTGCGGGATTCTGTCTTCAATGGTGAGTCGGATAGAGTAAATCCAGCGGCAATCAGGCAGACACTTACCATTGCCGTGGTCTTGCCCACACCAGGCTGGCCTGCAGTGACGCTGAAAGAGTGAGCGAGGAATCCGTCTATCAAATACTCGACAGGGTAGAGTTTGGTCAGGTCGAGGGAGAGTTCTTTCCAGTACGGGGCTGGCAGGTCTGTGGGTATTGGCTGGTCACTGGCGACTTGAGCCTGCTGCGCTTGGATGTAGGTGGAGAAGTCCTCGACTGCCGACTTGCGCTCTTCGGCGCGGCTCGGCGCTGAGTAGCCGCCAAGTTTGGCATGATGGAACAGCGTGCCGATGGAGACGCCCTTGCCTTGGTGGAAAGACTTCCAATGCGTGTCGATGTCCTGCTCTGATTTGTACTTGCTGCCTTGGCTTGACCAGCCGGCCCAGAGTTGGTGGCCTTGAGCGCCAAAGGCCGTATGCAGCGCTTGGCCGATCTCGATCCATGTCGTGTAGTCGCTGTCAGGGTTGATGAACTGGAGGGCAGATGCCGCCTTGCTGTAGTCATCGGTGGAGCTTGACAGGGTTGGTTGGTACTCCTGTTTGGGCCGTGGCACTTCGGCTGGCTGGTTGGAGTTGTCCTGCTCAATGACGCCCCACATCGTGAGCAAAGACAGTAGATTGTCATGCACCTCGTTGGATAGCTTGCCGTTGAGCTTGGAGCCGGACAAGAGCACTGACTTGCCTGGGCTTGTTGGCAACCCAAACACCTCAATCTCTTGGCCGCCGCCGAGTTTGTACTTGGGCTTGATCTTGTCCAGATCCTCATCAGCCACGAACAGGAAGACATGCCGCCCCCTGCCGGAGACGCTTACCTCCGTGAGTTGATCCTGCTGTTTGACCCACTCGGCCATGCGCTTGATGGCAATGTTGGTTGCACCTGTGGAGTGCTTCATGTCCACATCAAGGCAGACGAGGTACGCGCCTTGGCTCATGGCTGGGGTCTGCATCACGATGCCCAGATAGCTGCCGGCTGGCGCGGCATCCATAGTCAGCACCTCTGATGCAGAGTAAAGCTGATCAGGTGGCGTGTCACGCGCCACACCTTGCCCAGACTTCTTGTATGGGATTTTCTTGCCATCGGCGGTGGTGGCAAAGGTGCAGAACACTGCACTTGGATGCTGCTCGATCAGCTTGACAGCAATGGCTTTTGAGTTGGTGAACTCAGTGGCCGTTGCTTTTGGTAAAATGCTCATGTTGTTGATCTCGCGGTTGACGACAAGTTGTTCTCCTTCTAGCTGAAACTAGTTACCCCTGATGGTTCGCGCCGTCAGGGGTTTTTCTTTGGGAGGTTGATTCTAGTCCTTGGCCTTTTCTTTCACCAAGCTGGCAGCAGCATGCTTCTCACCGATCAGGTCTTCGCTGATAGTGATGTCCAGCTTGGCAATGGCCGATGGGGACTTCAGGTCGAATGCCTGCGGGTAGGATTTCAGAGCCTCGTAGGCCAAGGCGTCAGACTTCCAGAACTTGGTCTTGCGCCCTTGGCGCAGTGTCCAGCCTTGGATGGTTGACCCGCTGGTGATCTGACGCTTGGCTGAATCCAGCACTGCATCCGACCACATGGCTGCAAGCTGCGCCATTTCGATCATGTCAGGGGTAACTGGCGGCACTGCGACCACCTCGCCCTTCTCAACCTGCTTGACAAGATCTGCAAACTCTTTGCGGGCGTTGTCCTGCACCTTCTGCCGCATGGACGGGCAAATGGGCTTGGCCTTGCAGTATCTGCAAGCATTGGTGGACGGGTTAGTTGGTGCGTCATCGGTAAGCGCAAGGTTGGCAGCGGCCAGCAGGTCGTGGCCGTGCGAGATCAGGTCAGTGCCTGAGACTGTCCACTGACTGTGGCCGGCACGGGGCTGGAAGATGTGCATGGTGCATTGGATGGATGCAGGCGCATTCAACATGCGCATAACGCCAAGTGCGTAGGTCAGCATCTGCTTGTTGTCCTCGGCCTCGACCAGCACCCTCCCAGTTTTTAAATCCACGATATGTAAATGGTCTTTGTCCACCAGCACGGCATCGGCAGTGCCGCCGAGGGCTTGGTGCAGAGACTTGAGGCCGGCGTCCACATTGACCTCAATCATGCGTTTGCGGGGGTTCTCAACCAGCGTGTTGACGAATGTGGCGTACTCAACAGCCATGTCAAAGTGATCATCTGGGTGGTCTTTGGGGTTGACGGCCTCGCCTCTTAAAATGCGCTCGGATAGCTCATGGATAGCCGTGCCAATGGCAGCCGCCTCACCGGCAGGCTCATAGGGCATGACTTCTTCGAGGCGGTATGAGCCTGGGCAGGACATCACTCTGTCCATGCGAGATGCTGAGAGACGGGCGTGTTTTCTGGTTTCATGTTGCATGGTTTTTTCTCCTTTAAATTAATGGTTGCTGCTTGAAGTCACTGGCGCTGATGCCGTTAGCACCTTCAAATAAAGTGCGCTGCGCATAGGCTTGCTGTATGCGCTGGCAGGCAATGCGGAAATAGGCAAGTTCTCGCTCTATTCCTATAAATTTTCGACCCATTTGAATTGCCGCCACACCAGTACTACCAGAACCCATAAAAGGGTCAAGGATGCAATCAGCCGAGCCTATTTGATCAATAGACCATGACATTAATCGAACGGGCTTTTGCGTAGGATGAACCGCCCCGTCTTGCATAATTTCGACGCGGTTCATAGTGCAAATACGCAAAGCGCCCTGAATGCTCGTCCATGCCAATTCCCCGTCTGATTGATTTATTCGCTGGCCTTTGTCCCAGACAAGCCACCGCATCGTTGGTGGGAGTAGGTCGGCAAAGTAATTACCCCCCCAAATAACATGCTTGTCAGCAGCAGAAAGAATTGCTTCAAAAACAGCGTCAGCTGGTCGCTCTCCATCCCATCCAAGAAATTCGTAAGCCTTGCGTCCACCATGACCGCCCGTTGTTTCCTTTTGCCCGTCTTTCTTTATCCCATAAGGCGGGTCGGTCACTACAGCATCCACCTTGCCCAGCGTTGGCAAAATGTCCATGCAGTCGCCAAGGTACAGCGTGGCGTTGCCTATTTCTACCTTCATTGCTTCTCCTTGGTTAACTTGTAGATGAGTTCCTTGACCTTGGCCGCATGGCTTGCCGTCAGGTAGAACTCGACTCGGATCAGGCCCAGCGCCTTTCGGCGCTGGCGCAGAGCTTGGACTCGTTGGGTGGGGGTCATGCTGGTGGCAGCATCTTGTAGGCAGCGCGTGCTTCAGCATTGAATTGGCGAGTCGACGATTCGCTAAAGTCAAAACCAGAAACGCTCATTTCGTTTTGAACGCGCAGAGCAGTCTCAAGATCAATTTTGAGCAGTGCTGCAATTTCTCGTGTGTAAATGTTCATGTTGTTTGCTCCGTTGTGTTTATGAGCCTCTACTGTATCACTGTTTCCGGTAACGTCAACAACTATTTAATTAGGACAAACCCTTAGATGATCTGATTCACGATGTTCTGCTTCTTCAGCACCTTGGCCAGCACATTGTGGTCGAGGCTGGCCCTGATCGTCAGCAGGTAGATGACCGGCTTGACCCCTGACTTGTTGATGTTCTCCACCCTGCTGGATGCCTGCTCCAGCGCAGAGGTTGACCAAGTGCATTCGACAAAAACAATCGTGTCGGCGGCACTCAGGTCAACCCCTTCTGACATGGCAGCGATATTGCCCACGATCACCTTGGTATGGCCAGACTGAAATGCCGCAATGTTCTCGGTACGCTTGGCGGCCGGCGTGTCGCCCACCACCACCACCGGCTTGTGGTCTTTGAGTTCCTCGACAAGCCCAAACACCACATCCTTGTGGTGCGCGAACACCACCACCGGCTCACCGGATTGCAGCAGGTCGCTGATGAATTCGGACGCCGCCTTAATCTTGCGCATCCCTGCCTCACGCATGATCTCGGCCAGCCCCTCAAAGGCCATCAGGGCGTTTGGATTGGCGACCAAGGCATCGGCATCAAAGGACTGCTCACGCTTGTCCACGGGCAGGTCAAAGGTCACCAGCGACACCTGTGGCTGCTGGTAGTCCATGAAGATGTCCTCCTTCTTCCTGCGCAGGACAAAGGGCTTCATCAGGGCTTTGAGTTCAGGGATGTTGGATGCACCTGAGACATCTAATCCCCACGGGGCACTCCACATCTTGGCGTATCTGGCGGCAAAGTCAAACCAGCCGCCTCGATAGATGCCCAGCCCGTGGAGGATGGGCCAGAGTTCGATGGGCCTGTTGGGAATTGGTGTTCCAGACAGTGCATAGACCCGATCTATCTTTTTCATCATCAGCATGGCTGCCTTGGTGCGTATGGCCTTGTTGTTCTTGAGCCTGTGGCACTCGTCAAACACCACAGTTTTAATTCCCGCATAAGCCGTAACGCTGGATAAAATGTCGTAGT